ATAGGTCTGGTTATAACAGTATTACTGTAAACGCTAATTCTTCTCATAGTTGGTTTAGAGGAATTTTACTAGGTTAGGAGGAACACATGAGCAACGCACGAAAACTCGCAGACAATCTTCCTATCGAGGGACAGCTTTCTGGACGCAATTTACTGACCAATGGAGCAATGCAAATTTGGCAAAGAGGCACAAGTTTTTCTGGCAATTCTGCTTACAATGCTGACCGTTGGAAAGTGGATAATAATAGTGGCGGTGGTGGACAGTCAACAGATGCACCAGATGATTTTACTTATTCACTTAAAATAGACCCATCGTCTGGTAACGCTGCGTTAAGGCAAGCCATAGAACTACCTGCTGCTGGTGAAGGTGGTGTATTCAGATCAGGTAAAAAGTTTACTTTATCGTTTTATTTAAAAAGTGCTAATGCTGGAGAAGCCATAAATATATTTGCAGCATCGGGTACAACCGTTGATGCAACCACTACTGCACAAGTTAATGATACATCAACTGGATTAACTACCGCTACATCTTGGACAAGATATACTTATACTTTTACCTCTAACAATGTAGGTGGAAGTGATACTTGTTATAACATCGTGCCTTATGTAAGCAGTCCATCAGGAGCTACTTATTGGACTGGCGTGATGTTAGAGGAGGGAAGTCAGGCTTCACCGTTCGAGCATGAACCAGTAGGAGTTACTTTGAGTAAGTGCCAAAGGTATTATTACCACTTAACTGGCTCCGATGAAAAAGGCCCAAACGGTAAACACGTTGGTGGTGGTGTTATGAGAAATAACCAATATTTCTATGGTTTTCCAGTTACTTTTCCTGTACCAATGAGGGTAGTGCCAACTTTCACTTATAATAATGTAACACCTTACGTTGCAGACTCTAGTAATGGATATGCTACTCTGTCTTTAGCAGCGGCAAACACTAATAATTTTTCTTTTAATGGTAATGCTGCTGGAGCTATTTCAGGGGCTGGTGCAGGAGATGCAGTACTACTTTATTGTTCAACCGAGACAAACCATTATGTAAGATTTGATGCGGAGCTATAAATGCTAGGCTTTGCCCCGATAGCAGGCGCAGCATTAGCTGACGTAGGTTTAGTTAAATACAGCCTAACCCCTGTTTATACGGCAAACGCACCAACAGTACCAAATGCTGTTATGGTGGAAATAGAAAACTTTGCTCCACCAGACGTAATATCTGGCGCAGTATCTATTCCCCCTGCCGCATTACTTTATGGACTAAACTTTACTCCTGCCGCTATAAGCACTGGCGCAGTAGACATAGCAACGGCACAATTTACGCATGATTATCAATTAGCAGGCACAAATGTAGATACTGGCGCAGTTTCTATAGCTAACGCCACAACTACAATTACTTATAACCTAGCAGGCAACGCTGTTAGTACGCAAAACCCAACTGTTGAGGTTCCAACATTTACCCAAGATTTTGTTATTGTTGGTAATGACGTAATTACTGGCAGTGTTGACGTTGGTAATGCGCCTATCACAATTACGCATATTTTAGTTGGTACTAACGTAATTAGTGACGCAGTAGATATTGGACAAGCAACATTTCCATTTACAGAAATTAGTATACCAAGTGAAACTTACACAGAAATTTCTGTAAGTGCAGAGGCTTGGACAGAAACAACAGATACGCCATCTGAAATATGGACGGATGCGGCATAACATGATATGTGTTAATAAATAGGAGATTAGAATGGCTTTAAATTTAACACTTCCGACAGTGGGTGGTAGTCAAGACACATGGGGTCAGACAATCAACACGGCATTAACGGCCGTACAAGACACGGTTAATGGTAATTCTGGCACAGTTTCACCTGATTTAAGTGCATTAAAAATAAACGGCACAACAGTTACATCAACGCCTGCCGAGTTAAACACGTTAGACGGATTTACTGGAACAACAGCAGATTTAAATTATGCAAAAGATTTGAAGGCTACTGGCGTTACCACGACAGAGTTTGATTTGCTCGATGGTGCATCGGCAGGATCAGTAGTTGCTAGTAAGGCTGTCATTTATGATGGTTCTGGCGGTGTTGTTTTAGGAAACTGGCGAGTTATTGAAAGCGGTGGAAATTTATTTTTTCAAACAGGTGGAACAAGTAAAATGAAGCTAGATGCTAGTGGAAATTTGACAGTCACAGGAAACGTAACAGCATTTGGTAGTGTTTAATGGCTTTACCTAGCTCTGGCTCTTTATCTCTTAACCAAATACACATAGAGGCTGGCGGCTCAAGTGGAACTCTATGCTCATTAAATGATGCAGATATTAGAGGTATAATTAATAAATCGGCAAACACATTAAATGCGTTTTCTGAATATAGAGGGCAAAGTGCAGAAACATTGCTAACATCTGCTGGTAATATAAACGGTCAACCTCAAAGAAAAGAAATATCTGTTAGTAGTTTCATTTCATCTGGTGAAACATTCCGTATACCTAGCAATATGTGGGTTTGGTCTGATAATACATCAGTAGCAGCTTTAACAATAGATATACCATGTACTGTTATAAATGACGGTAAAATAATTGGTAAAGGTGGTAATGGAGGTTGGGGATTTGCAAGCCCACTTAATGGATCGGCTGGCGGCCCTGCAATTAACGTAACTTCTTCGGGTGTAACTATCACAAATAGCTCTGGTGCTTACATTGCTGGAGGAGGTGGTGGCGGTGGTTCATACTCAGACTATAGTAACCCTAGTGATGCTCACGCTGGCGGCGGTGGTGGTGCAGGCGGTGGCGTTGGTGGTCGAGGAAGAATAAATCAGGGGTTTTGGCAACAAGGTCAAGGTGGTGCGTTAAACGCATCAGGTGGTGCTGGTGGTAACGGCTCTGGTGGCGCTGGTGGCGGTTCTGGCGGTGGAGGTGGTGGTCACCAAGGAGGAGGTGGCGGTGGTGGGCGTATACTGCCAGGTGTAGGCGGCGGTGGCGGCAATTCCGCAGGAGATGGTGGTTCAGCAGGAAATGCTGGGGTTTCTGGTGGTCCTTATGTATATAGCGTTGCAGGTGGCGGTGGTGGCTGGGGTGCGGCTGGTGGTACTGGTGGCGCTCGTTTCGCAGGAGGTGCAGGCGGCGCAGCAATTCAAGGAACATCAAGAACACTAAACAACAGTGGCACAATATACGGATCAACATAATGCCTTTAGTACCTTTAAAATTACCAGCAGGATTTTACCGAAATGGCACTGAATTTGAGGCGTCAAATAGGTGGCGTGACGGTAGTTTGGTGCGGTGGCTAGACGGTAGTTTAAAACCTATTGGCGGCTGGACAACACGCAAGGCAGCGTTTGCTAATAATCCTGTCAGGGGTATGCACTCATGGCAGTCTAATGATGGTACTGCTTGGGTTGCTGGTGGATCACATGATCAATTAATAGCAATGACAGGCGCAGGAATTTGCTATGACATTACGCCAGATGATTTGGCGGCAGGGCGTGAGGATGCGGCTGTAAATACTGGTTATGGTTTTGGGTTTTATGGTACTGGTTATTTTGGTCAACCAAGGGCGGTAACAAGCGATAGTGTGCCACAAGAAGCAACGACTTGGCAGTTAGATAACTTTGGTCAAAATTTAGTAGGTTTGCATCAAGATGATGGGCGTATTTTTGAATGGGATTTAACGACAACCGTTGGCGCTGAGTTGGTTACTAACGGTGCATTTGCATCTGATAGTAGTTGGAATAAAGGAACAAATTGGTCAATCTCTGGTGGTGTTGCTGAGTATATTCAATATAAACCTTCGTTCGATGCAAATAACACAACTATTGTTGATGTGGCAAATGACACAATTACAATTAATGGTCATAATTTTGTAAACAATGACGAAGTTACTTATGTGGTTCCAAGTGGACAAGTCGCAATAGATGGCCTGACCAACGGAACAAATTACTTTATAGTTTCTGCAACAACAAATACTTTTAAGTTATCGGCAACAAGTGGTGGCTCTGCCATAAATATCTCAGCAAACAAGCAAGTTACTTTTGACGCTGATAACAACGCTGTAAAAGATGTTACAAATAATAAAATTGTAACTTCAAATACATTTTCTAACGGTGATGAGGTAAGTTATTCTAACGGATCTGGAACAGATATTGGTGGCTTGGTAAACAACCAAAGTTATTTTATAGTAAATGCTTCTGGTTCAGAGTTTCAACTAGCGGCTACTTCTGGGGGTAGTGCTATTGATTTAACGGCTGATTATAATGTTTCTTTTGATCCAAACGGTATTGCTACAAGTCCAACCTCTATCACTGTAACTGTAGCAAGTGGTACTTTGTACGGTGGTGGAACTGGTAATATATTTTACCTCGATGGCGTAGCAAACCCATCTTTAACACTTTTAAAAGGTACAACTTACACATTTGATGTAAGTGACGCTTCTCTATCTGGTCATCCATTAGCATTTAAAGATGCTGGAGGTAATTCTTTTACCACAGGTGTTACAGTAAATGGTAGTGCTGGAAGCTCTGGGGCAAACGTAGTTATAGCTGTTCCTACTACTGGAACAATGCCAGCTTCTTACTATTGCACATCTCACGGTGCTGGTATGGGTAATACCATTACAACTGCTACAAGTCCAACGTCAGTAACGGTAACGGTTGCTAACGTAGGCGGTGTAAACAAATATCATTTTGATGGCGTTACTGCGCCAGCTATAACTTTAATAAGAGGCACAACATACACTTTTGATTTAAGTGATAGCTCTAATAGTGGTCATCCCTTAGTATTTGCAAATGGTGGCGCAAGCTATACCACAGGAATTACCACAACAGGAACGGCAGGAACTTCAGGCGCAAGCGTTACCTTTGTAGTGCCACTATCTGCCCCTTCAACTGGTTTGACATATCTGTGTTCGGTGCATGGTGCGGCTATGGGTAATAGCATTGCAACTGTAGCTGTTGGCGGTGGTTCTATAGATTATACTACAGAAACAATAACGATAAATAATCATGGATTATCAAATGGTAACGAAGTTACCTACTCTAATGGTGGTGGCACAAATATAGGTGGTTTAACAACAGGAACAAATTATTTTGTTGTATCGGCAACGACAAACACTTTTAAGTTGTCAGCTACTTCTGGCGGTGCTGCAATAAATTTAACGTCTGTTGGTGGATCATTAGGAACAAACCATTCTTTTGATTTAGATATTGGATCAAGCCATGTTCTCAGGCAGGACATCGGTTCTACGCACCAGTTACAAAGAGTTAATTTTGGTAATTTAGATCAAACAGCAAGTGGTTTAGTAGCAACGCCTGACGTTCAAGATAGTTATGATGTCACTGTAGATTTAGTTGATCCAAACGATGATAGTAACACTGCTACTGTGCCTAACGTAAAAATTAAAGTAACTGGCACAACAAGCACAACAGTTCTTGTTCACGAAACATTAGCGGTTGGCTCGAACGTATTTAGATTTGGCGCAGATGATACGGCTGTAAAAATAGAAATAATACCGCAAGCCTACAACACACCTAACTTTGATATTGATAACATTTCTTTGAGAAAAAAGACGGTGGTAGAACCAATAACAAACGCACCAATTAACAACAAAGGTATAGTTGTGACTGAGGAGCGATTTATCTTTGCATTAGGTGCAGGCGGTAATAGCCGTAAAGTGCAGTGGTGCGATAAAGAAAACAATACGCAGTGGACACCAGCCGCAACAAACGAGGCAGGAGATATTGAGCTTGCCACAAGTGGGCAGATTATGTGCGGTGTTAGAACAAGAGGTGTTACGTTAATTATAACTGATACGGATGCTCATATGGCGCAATATATCGCTCCACCTTATGTGTATTCATTCCAGCGCATAGGAACTAACTGTGGTGCGGTATCTCGATTAAGTGCGGTTGCAACTGACCAAGGTGCATTTTGGTATGGTCAAGAAAACTTCCATTACTTTGATGGTAACAGCGTACAGACGCTAAAATGTGATGTGCATGATTATGTATTCAATGATTTCAACCAAGCTCAACAATCAAAAGTATGGGGAATGGTAAACGGTGCAAACAATGAAATTTGGTGGTTTTACTGTTCGGCTGGCTCTACAGAGATAGATCGTTATGTTGCTTATGATTTCAAAGATAATCACTGGCTGATAGGTAATTTATCAAGAACGTCAGGTGTAAGTCGTGGGGTTTTTGCATATCCATTTATGGCTAAACATGGCACAAAGACAGATATTATGAACCATGAATTAGGTTTTAACTATGAGGGTTCATCTATTTTCTGCGAAACAGGACCAGTAAGTATTGGTAACGGTGATCAAATAGCAAAGGTTACTGAGGTCATAACTGACGAAAAAACACAGGGTGATGTAGATTTAAAATTTAAAACTAAGTTTAATCCTAACGATACTGAACGCACTTTTGGCCCATTTAACCCTAGTAACCCTACTTCATTAAGATTTACTGGCAGACAAGTCAAAATGCGTGTTGAGGGGGATCAGGCTACAGATTGGCGTGTTGGCGTTATGAGATTAGAAGTTAAAGCTGGGGGGCGTAGATAATGCCAGTTACACCTCCTATTTTGGGTGAAGATATAAGACAGTGGGGCAGGCAGTTAAACCTTTTTTTAAGCAGAAACTTAGGTAAGTTATATTTTAAAACAAGTGATGATAACCCAAGTGAAAACGGTATATTTTTATGGGATGAAGATAAAAACTATCCTGTTGTATCGGCGCAAAACGCTTTTAAGCAAGTTGCTATGAAGCAAACCACACCTAGCTCTAGTGTTGGTGCGGCAGGGGATGGGGCAGGCATGATAGCTTGGGATACTAATTATATTTATATTTGTACGGCTGCACATGATGGCAGTACAGCAATTTGGAAGAGGGTAGCATTGTCTACATATTAAATGCCTAAAGATACACAAGTAAATGAATTAGAAAGATGCCGCCCTTGGATAGAGGCGGCTTTGGAGTATAGTGGCGGCACGCATGAGTTTGAGGATGTGGCAAAAGGTATTGTTGAGGGTCGTATGCAGTTATGGCCTAGCCCTAGGGGGTGCATTGTCACAGAAATTGTGATATATCCTAAAAAAAAGGTTCTAAATGTGTTTTTAGGCGGCGGAGAACTAGATCAGTTGTTAGATATGCATAGTGATGTTACAGATTGGGCAAAACATTATGGATGTGAGGCTTTGACGATTACAGGTCGTTTTGGATGGAAGAAACCCTTGAAGGCGCATGGTTGGACACCACTGCACGCTTCATTTCAAAAGGAGATATAAGATGAGTGGTGGTAAAGGCGGACGCTCAAACACTGAAGTAACAATGCCGCAATTTGCAGAGACAGCTTTGCAACAAGGTATTGGAATGGCAGGAGATGTTTCTGCGTTAGGATACACTCCATATTATGGCCCAGATGTTGCAGCGTTTTCTCCACAACAACAAGCGGCTTTTGAAGGAACAAATCAAATGGCTAATGCTTTTGGAATGCCAAGCGCAAGTGGTCAACAATATATGCCGCAAGCTCAAGCATTTGATGGCGGCATACAAGGTTATTCATCTGCGCCTGCTTTTGACCAGGCAGTAGATCAACTTGCAATGCAAAGGCCAGGTCAGGCAGAATATCTTGAAAGTTTTACAATAGACCCAATGACGGGTGAGCCTGGGTCCAGGGCCGGGGTAAATCAACCAGTGGCGCTAGAAATGTCTGGCGGAAGAAGAGGTAAGTAACATGGGTGCTTCAGCAAATCCAAATATGGTGGCAAATCCATTTCAACGTGCTTCAATGGCAAATATGGGTGCAATGCAAACTTTTGCTAACCCAGGAGCAGCTGCGGCAGGCTTAATGAACCCATATGAAAATCAAGTTGTTCAGGCAACTATGAGAGATGTTGGGCAACAAGCTTTAAAAGCGCAGAATGTTTTAGGCGCACAAGCACAACAGGCAGGTGCATTTGGCGGATCAAGACATGGGATAGCCGAAGCAGAGATGGCTAAAAACTATACTCAACAAATGGCAGATCAATCTGCACGCATGAGGCAGTCCGGTTACAACCAGGCTATGAACAATGCTTTTACGGCGGCACAAGGATTGCAAGGCGCAGGGCAACAGGCATTTGGTATGGGGCAAGCTGTAAATCAACAACAGATGCAACAAGGCGCAATGCAACAAGCGGCCATGCAGAGCTTAATTGATGCGGCTAAAAATCAGTTTCAAGGATATACTAAAGGGCCACAAGCAGGTCTGGCTGCAATGTTTGGCGGTGCAGGGCTAACTGAAGGTACAAGAGGAAGTTCTGACACATATCAACCAGGATTATTTGATTATCTAACAAGTGCAGCTTCAACTTTTTACGGAATGGGCAGATAAATGGCAGAGACAGATTTTCGTGATGTAGCAGGTCTTTTAGCATCAAGTTTTAATCAGATGAGATTAAGACCTGATACTGGTCTTGATGCAAGGTTACAGACAATAGCGCAACAACGTACTGCTAATCGAGCGAAAAATAAAACTGTTGAATATTTGCGTGGGTTAAACACTCCAATGGGCAATCAGCTTGCGGGCATGGTTGAAACTGGTGGCATAACTGGTCAGCAAGCTTATGCACAAATATTAGAATTGCAGAAAGAAGAAAGAGCGGCAGGCAAAGACACTGCATTAATTAGAAACGCTATAGCGGCAGGGTTTACACCTGATACTCCAGAGTTTCAAAGATTTATAGCGAGTGGCGGAGATATTTATAACCAGGAGACCGCACTATTATCAAGCTTACCAAAACCAGACAAAGGCATGAGGTATGAGTTTGAAAGAGGTGAAGGTGGTCAAATAACAGACATTAAAATGGTTCCTATAAGCGGAAGTGCGGCGGCTATTGAAGAGGAAGAGCGGCAAAGGGCGCTTAGTGAAAAAGGCGCATTAGAAACGCAGAAAAGAACAGGTATAAGTAAAATGGTTGGTCAGGTACTAACCGCAATAGAGAAAGATGAGGGTATACTTGGCACTA